ACCCGTGGTGTTCCCGATGCCCAAGGTGGCGGCCAGGCTCTCACCACCACTGGCACCGAGTTGGCTGTCGATGCTGTTGAGGGCGGCCTGCACATCCCCACCACTGATGTCCACCCACGCCGAGAAGTCCACGTCCACCCGACTGGCAGCGGAGTTGAACGCAGGAACAACTCCACCGAAGTTGCCCTGGGTCACATTGACACTCGAGGAGGGATCTACGTCGATGTCCGCGATCGTGTTCCCTGCGGTGCCCTGGATGCAGTCGTCCGAGATGCTGCTCGTGTCATACAACAGGCACTCGAGGGTGTCCGTGCCCGATAGGGAGATGGTGGGCTGCCCAGAACCGAAGCTCACCCGGTCGAAGATGAAGCGGACCGAGCTTCCACCCGTCACCGCGATGAGCACATCCGCCCCCGCGATTTGTGCAAAGGCACACTCCACACAACTCACGGACATCGACTGCGTGTAGGCGAGCGGCGTTCCGAGGCCCACGGCGGAGCCCAAGAAGAACAACCCCTCCATCCGAGGGACGTTCTGAAGGACGGTTGTGGTTGCCCAGGTCACCTGAGTTCGGTTTTGGTGGGTCTGGACGCTCCCAACACCACCGTTGGTGAGGATGACGTTGAACAGGTCATACGTGCCCGCAGGGATGGGCACAGGCGTCGTGATGGAGTTGTCCAGGATGATGGTCTTGCGAGCCATCGTGGATGCCTGGAGATCCGTGTAGAGCTCAGCCCAGTCCGAGTAGACCGGCACACCCTCGGTGAACCGAGTGTTGCCCCCACCTGGGCGGAAGATGAACTTGTCTGTGAGGGGGTTGAGAGAGGACATCGCAGCTCCTACACAGCTTCAGTGGATGAGACCTTGACGGTCCAGAGGGTGGTTGCCAGGGCACTACCTCCCGTGAGGACGACATCCGACCCAGACAAGCCGATGGCCATCGTCCAACCCGCAGCCCCACCCGTGGCGAACATCGGCGACCCCGTCCCGCTCGAGCCAACGATGGCCCGCACCCCATTTTGGTCCTCGGCCAGAGCCCGGATGAACCAGGCCGCACTGTCGTTTCCTGTGGGATCCTCCGCTGCCACGGTGATGCCCATCGTGTGTGCGGAGTCCGTGGCTGCGGACACTGTGGTGATGGCGGGTGCGATGCCAAGCCCAGTGAAGGTCGGGTCCCCACCTCCGCCGCCAGGGATGTCGATGGTGGCCGTCGCACCGCTGCCTGTGGCTGTGACCCCAGCCCCCGTGAAGTTGAGGGTCGTCTTGGTTGTGACGAGGGGCACACCCTCATCCTGAACAACGACGCCCCCACCCCCGCCACCAATGCCCGACCACGGCCCACCATCGACCGACACCTCAAACTCTACTGTGCCCTGGTTGTACCGGAGCCGACCCTGGCCAGGGTTTGCCACGGCTGCCGCAGGACTCGTCCCGAAGACCATCACGTCGCCGGCCGTGAGCTCGGGGTTCGTGCCTCCCGAGATGTTCCCGATGAGCAGCGTCGTCGCCCAGTCCTGAACCACCGCAGGAGCACCCGACGTGGAGTTGAAGATCAAGGCCACGTAGATGGCCTCACCATCGAAGCTCGGGTCGTCCGAGGTGAGGGTGATGGTCCATCGGTCGAGGGAAGCGAACAGGAGATCCGCAGGAGCCACCGTCAACGGCACTGGGGTGGGCGTCTGAGCCACCAGGGTGTTCATGTCGAAGGTGGGACCCAAGAGCACCGTGTTGCCCGTGGCGTTGTTCACCACGGTCAGGGTGTAGTTGCCCTGGGTGTTAGGCGACTCCATGTAGACGCGGACGCCGATGAGTTGGCAGGTGACTGGAGCCCATCCCCGGAAACGCACCGTGTCGTTGGGCACCTCGGGCATGTTCTCGTGGTAGACGAGCGGGGCGATTGCCGCCGAGCCCGACAACTCGTCGATGGCATCCTGCACGTTCGACGAGAGCAGGCCAGAGAACGTGTTGTCGTAGAAGCTGGACTTCGACTTGGTGGTCGCCGCGTAAGTCGGAGGACCGCCAGGGAACACCGTGGCCCCATAGATGACCGACCCGAGGGAGAGCTCGCGAGTGCCACCAAGCCCAGTGACCTCAAAGAAGATGTCCGCGTTGATGTTCGTGAACCGGACATCCGCCGCCACCGCCCCTGCGTAGACATCCGCCCCAGGGTTGATGGCGATGCCATTCACACCCACCACGTTGAGGTCACACCCCTGGAGGGTGAGTTGGGTCGGAAGGCCTGCGATGCCTGTCCCTGACGCATGGGAAGCCGTGATCTGCGAGTGGAACACCTCACAGACGACGTTGAAGACCGTTCCACCATCGTTGAGCAACACGCCACTCGGCCCGGAGAAGGCCGAGTCGTTGAACGTCGAGGTGGTGCTGGTCCCACTCTGAACGAAGGCGTAGGTCCCCGCCCCATTGGCCGTGTTCTGGGCCAACGAGCTTCGGACTACATCGAGCACACCACCCGACAACAGGATGGCCGGTCCCTGGCTGACATCCACACCGTTGGACTCCACCCGGGTGCCAAACACACGCAGGGTGCCAAGGCCGGTCTTGGTGAGAGCTGCCGAGGTCGTGTCCGTGGCGTTCTCGATGTGGAGATTCGCCAACAGGATTCGTTGGGTGGTGCCCGTCGTCCCTGCCGTGTGGGTGCCCATGACCCGGACGGCTTCTGATGTGCGACCGTCTGGGTTGCCCGGCCAGCCCATGACATGGACCCACGGGAAGAAAGTCACGTCCTCGGTGTAGGTGCCCGGGCGAACCAGGATGACCCAGGGCTCGGCTGCACTCGGGGTGTTTGAGAGGGCGTCGCTGATGGCCGCCTGGATGGTGTTGTGATCCGCGTACTCGGACGTGCCGTCGTTCGCATCGACGTAGAGCATCCGACCCGACGCCACCATCGGCTTGATGAAGCCCAGGAGGGCCTGGATGTTGGCGTTCTGTTCGTTCGCCCAGCCCTCGACATCCACATCGACGGGGATGACCCCGGTATCATCCCGACGCTCGCCGGCGGACACGAGGGTGAGCTCGCCGAAGACCGTGAGGGCTCGAACGCGAACGTACTGGACATCCTCGGTCGGGAGCGTGGCGTCGACGATGAGGCGGATGAGGTAGGGCCCCTCGAGGTCTACCGAGAACGTGCCAGGGGACACAGCCGAGCTCGACCCTGTGAACGTGGCCGCTGAACCCTCTGGAGCGAAGGTGATGGCCCAAGCGTAGGTCGCGGCTGCGTCGAGAGACACCAGTGACACAACGGACCCAACGACTGCGTCGTTGCGGCTCGCTTCGTCGACGTTGACGGCGAGGATCGTGCTGCGGATCCGAGCGGGCATCCAGGCTCCTCCCGAGGGTGACTCTACTGGACCTCCTCTATAGGGAAGCCACCGCGTCCCCGGGTAGGGGGTCCGTAGGGCCTTTCCACCGCGTATGCAGCCGCATGTCTATCCACGAACGCCTTGAGTACCTGAAGGCATCCCAAGCCGAGGGATGCACCCGGTGTTCCCTCTCAAAGGGACGCAACTGCCTTGTCTTCGGAGCAGGCGATCCGAACGCCGCAATCGTGGTCATCGGGGAGGCTCCTGGGGCGGAGGAGAACCGCACAGGAGAGCCGTTCACCGGTCCTGCTGGGGATCTACTCGACGGGTTCTTCCGCCGAGTCGGCCTCCAGAGGGCCGACGTGTACATCCTCAACATGGTGAAGTGTCGTCCCCCGGAGAACCGGGATCCGACCGAGGCCGAGATCGATGCCTGTGCTCCGTTCCTGCACCTCCAACTTGCTCTCATCCGCCCTCGAGTCATCTTGGCCGTCGGGGGTGTCGCGGCCCGCTACCTCACCAAGAAGACAGCGGACACGGCGGTAGGCTTCCTCCGCAAGAAGGACTGGCTGTACGAGAACAGCGTCACAGGCGTCAGGGCACCCATTGTAGTGACCTACCACCCGTCCTACATCCTCCGGAACCGGGACAACCCCACGACCGCCAAGGATGCAGCCAAGGGAATCGTGTCCGACCTCGGAAAAGCTTTGAGATTGGCTGCCATGTAGGGTTCCAACTCCTCGGGGGCCGCGTAGTAGAGGCACAGGAGAACGACCATGCAGATCAAGTGCTACGACTGCGGACTCGAAGGCGACGCCAACACTTTCGTGGAGCAGGGGTGGCAGAACCAGCCCACTCCCGGCATCACCATGCGGTTCTGGTGCCCCCAGTGTACCTGTGCCAGCCCGAAGCTCGGTCCCGCCACCCTGTGGAGCGGCGACAAAGTCCCATGGCCACAGCCCAAGTGGGAACTCGTAGAGACAGACCAGGGTGTATGCGTCCGTGCCAACCGTTTCACGAGCCCGATGGTCCCCAACCACCAACTCTTGAAGGCCCCAGCGTCCCTTCTCCGCCCCGAACTTGAGGGCACCATGCTCGACCACACCAAGCGGCTCCAGTTGGACGGCAAGACTCGCTCCGCCGCATTCCACGCTGAGATCAACGCTTGGCAGGTCACGAACCCCGCCCCGCAAAACAACACCCACGCCTACATCGACTGGCAAGCAGCCTACAAGGCATTCGTCGACATCACCCGTGAAGAGAATGGTGTTGGGCCGCACTACACCGAGGTCGTCCACGATGGCCCGACGGTGATGCGGAAAGCAGGGTTCCGCAGGGTGGCCTAGGGTTCCGCAGGGCGGCCTAGGGTTCCAACCCCTCGAGACCCGCGTAGTACAAGCACAGGAGGTCCACATGAAAGTCGGCAAAGCGAAGATGGGTTTCAAAGCCCGCAAGGACATCGAAGGTGACGCCGGTTGTTTTCATCGTGGTGGTCATGGCCGCAAGGCCCGCAACATCAAAGCCCGCCGCAAGGCTATCGAGACCCGCGTTCGTCGTCAGGGCAAGGCTGCTTGCCAGCAGGAGGCGACATGAGCCTAGAGGTAGAACTGGCTCGAGACATCCTCGGCGGTTCGTGTCTTCGGACCGCGGACCCCGAGTCGGTCCACCGTCACCGTGTATGCCTGTCCCGTCACCGAAGCGGTGTCCATACGCCTGTCGACCCGTAGGATGGCCGGAGAGACCCGCACCTCGTCGGCTGGGCCCGTCGCCACCGGGTCGCCCAACAAACCTCCCAGAGGCCCCAGGAGGACATCCAGGCGGTATGTTCCCACGTTCGGCCCCGCCGTGAAGGTGAGGAGTTCCCCCTCCTCGGCGAGAGCCCAGTTCTGCGAGCTGTCCGTGATGACGTCACCCTCGACCGTCGCCGAGCCTGTGAGCCCTGTTGGGGAGGTCGTGTAGGCTCGAGGTGTGCTGTCGTTGCCTACAGGGAACGCCCGCACATCGAGGACTCGGTAACGTCCTGCGTTGACACCACCCTGGACGTGAAGCTCGGCTCCCGCCCGGATGCTCACGAAACTCACGTCGGGGTCGGTGAACAGCGTCCTGTCCGCGAGGGTGTCGCCCTCCCCCGAGAGTTGCTTGGCTCCATAGCAGTTCTTCCGGAGGTCGTCGTAGTAGTAGGACGACATCTCCCACGACATCCCACCACCCTCGGTGATGTTGTTGGTGTCGTCGAACAGGTTGCCGAACTCGTCCCGGAAGTCGTCGTCGAACAGGTAGGCGAGTTGGATGAGGATGTGGGCTGGCTTGAGGGCCTCCATCACGAGGAGGAGGTTGTCCTGGAAGGTGAACGGGTCGGTGTCTGCGGGGAAGCCTTGGACGTTGATTTCGACCTCGAACTGGTTGTCGATGGTCCAGGCACCATTAGGATCCCGCTGGATGCTCGAGAGGAACTTCTCGACGAGTTCGACTTGTGAGCCCGTCAGAAGCTCCGCACCTTCCTCCAGGGTGGATGCCTTCGACCCCTGAAGGAGCAAGAGCACCATCTGGTGCAAGAACGCCCGGTAGTCGATGTCCCCATTGAGGAGAGGGGCTCCGCCTCGCTCCGTGGCCGCTGGGAACACGAGGGTGCCGAGCACTTCCCAGAGGAACTCGGGGCGTGTGAAATCGAAGTCGGAGTCCTTGTTGACTTCCTGGCCAACAATCTGGATAGCCGCGAGTTGCTCGGCCATGGCCTGGAACTGGAGGGTGTACCAGGGGCCGTTGGTCTGCGAGACGTAGTTCGAGGGGAGGACGGCCAAGAACGTCTTCATGATCTCGTTGGTGAGAGCCTGTTGGTTCCGCTCGAACGCCTGACCCGTCTCGGCGTCTGGAGATGGGTTCTGGGGGATGTTGAACGGGAGCAGGCTCTTCTTGTCGTCGTAGTCATGGCCCATGGCTACTGATCCTGGTCGTAGGTGAACAGGAAGTTGCCGACCGTGATGTACTCGGCCTCACCTGGATCGATGTCCTTGGCTCCCGTGTCCACACCGACGACGTAGGTGGTGGCGTACTCGTGGTTGATGGGTCCATCCGCAGGACCCGTAGACACCAGCACCCGGTTGGCCGTGAGCCGCTTCCGCTCATCCTCCCTGTCGTCGGCGTCCGTGTACCCAGCAGCGATGAGGGTGGCGTCGTCGGAGTAGCCCGAGATGGATGCCCCATCCGAACCGATGATGTACGCCCGGCCCACACCGAGCCCGAGGGCTGACAATTGAGCGTTTGCCGACAAGAGGGTGAGGGCGATGTCGTCCTGGAAGACCCCTCGGAAATCGGTCTCAGGGCCGCCACCATTGGTCGTTGCTGCGGACATCGCCTCCTCGATGAGCCAGACCAGCACCGAAGCCGTCGAGAGGGCGGCAAGCTGAGTCACATCCGCCGAGAGGTCGGTGGTGAGGAGCTCTCGAACCACCTGGCTACCGTCACCCCGAACCATCAACGTGAGCGGCACGACGACGTAGGACACCCCGTCGGTGTTCTCGATGATATTGATGATGTCGGACTGCCGGGCTGGGTCACCCAGGCGGAGGTTCGTCGTGAAGTTCTCCAGGTTCGTCCGGAGCACGGGATCCACATCGGACTGATCCTTGCCCTTGTTGAGGATGATCGTGGCCTGGAGGTCGAGGGGAACAGGCACCGCCTCCTTGGCGATGACGTCCGCTGTGGCGTGCCGCATCTCGTCCACGGCGTCCTGCACCGTTGAGATGACCAGGTTCGTCTTGTACGTCACCGTGAAGTTCTCGTCGTGGCTGTAGGACACAAGGACGTTGGTTCCCGAGGCAATGTCCCCACCCTCGACTCGCTTGATGGACAGGGGGGTGATCTGGTCGCCCAGAATCAAGATGTAGTCGGGGTCACCACTGGGGTCGTTCGGCCCCTTGAAGGTGATGGTGCCTGTGGTGTCGGTGATCACGACCGTCAGGAACACAGCACCGAGGCTGTCCACGTACTCCAGGTACTCCCCGATGAGGGTGTGGGGCTCGTCGACGACCGCGATGAGTTCACCCGATGGCACCATGTTCCCTGCGTCATCGGTGAACGGGATGATCTGGAGGAAGTCGTTGGCCAGGGATGACCGACCCGTCTCGAGCGGTGGATCCGGGTGGTTGAGGGCGAAGGCGGTGGTGGGAAGGCTCCCGGAAACGACACCCTCGACGGCAGTGATCTCGGAAACCGGCTGGCGAGGGAACGTGAAGGTGGAGCCAACACGTCGCCGGTAGGAGCCGAGAACGACATCGGTGAGATCGACGTTCGGCTGGGGGATGGCCGTGTTTAGTTGGATGGTGTCGTACCCGGTGATGACCACACCTGTCAGGTCGAACACCTCCCCTGTACTGGCGTTCTTGAACTCGTAGCCTGCGTCGGCGAAGTCGAGCATTTCGACGATGGGGTTCTCCTCGGACAAAGCTGTGTCGATGGCCCGGAACTTGAGATCCGCGGGCACCGTGATGAGGACGAACTGGATGTCCTGGGCGACCTCAAACGTGAAGGCGAACGTGTCCGTGACGGTCGCCACGTTCTCACCGAGCACCCACACGTCGACCTTGCCACCCCGATGGACACCGTTGGCGTCAAGGTCTCGTTGCATGAGCTCGTTGCCAGCTCCGACGACGTTGGCCTTGATGACGCCAGGCACATCTGCTGCGACCTGGAGAAGGCCTCGCACCGTGCCCGTATCCACCGATGCCAGACGGTTGCGTGCCCGCTCGGTGAGTTGGAGGTTGGTCTCCTCGTCGTTGCCGCCGAACATCGCTGCCGAGTTGGTGACCGACACCCCCGAGAGGCTCGAGTTGATGGTGCGGATCTGACCTGTGCCCACGTTCCCACTGGACCCCACGGTGACAGCCTTCACCGGCACCGTGACCTGGAAACGACCCGTCACAGGGTTGTAGTACGAAGCGATCTGGTTGAGGGGGATGGTCGCCGAGCGTGTCGTGCGGAACGTCTGCCCACCACCGGACACCAAGGTGCCGAGAGGGAACTGGAGCGTCCGAGTCGGCCGGGTGCGGGTGAAGAACGTCACCTCACCTTGGGAGGACCGACCCGACCTGCGGAACACGCCGTAGTTGCTCGCGTAGGCGTCGAAGGCGGCGTTGATGAGGGCCTGCACATCGGCATCGGACGTGAGGATGAATGCCTTCTTGAGGGCCTGCTTGTATGCCGACTGGGACACCGGGATGGATGTGCCAGAGCCGGTGGGGTCGTCGATGGCCAGCAACAGCGTCGGGGACCGGGACCGATGTAGGAAGTCGAGGATGAACCGAAGCCGCTCGGCCTCCGCCGAGAACGGGTCGATGACCGTGTCCCGGAAGACAGAGCCCTGCTCAACCTTGATTTGAGGATTGCTGCGGAAGACCGACAAAACGTAGTCCCGCACGATGGCCTGTCGGGACACCACTGGGAAGTTGCCGATGGTGGCGGTGACCCGAAGAGGATGTCCGACGACCTCCTGGCTGAAGCTCGACTCAAACTCGACGTTGGCCGTGGCGTCGAAGAACACCGACGTGACCACGTAGTAGAGCACCTCCTCACGGGAGAGAGCAGCGAACCCGCTGATGGAGATGGTGGGGGGTGTGCTCTTGGGGGTCGCCAGGCGGTTGTGGTCGAAGCTGTACGTCTGAATCTGGCGGACAGACTGGACCAGGATGGTGGTCCGAATCTCACGCACGGTCTCGTCGATGGGGACGAGTGAGTTGAAGTCCTCCTGGATGACGACCCCGTCTTCATCCTCCTGTTGACCGCGAAGGCGGTAGAACAACGGGTCGGCCACGGGGGTGCCGTTGTTGTCGACGACGATGTCGCTGTCGACCTCCAGGTTCGTGATGGTCTCGAGGTCTTCTGTCGTCGTGCTATCCGACACTGTCTTGAGGTTGACCCTCTGGTACCCGATGTCCCCACCACCCTCACTCAACGAGGCGTAGTAGTTGAACCCTTGGAAGCCCTCGGCGTCTTCAAGGCCCTCCACGTCGATACGCACAGATCCGTCGAGTTGGGTCAGGCTGATGTTGCTCGGTGGGATGGCCACGACCCCGATGTCGGACTCCTGGACCAAGGTGGCCGTGACCGAGGCGGCGGAGGTGATGGTGCCAGAGGAAGCCACAGCTCGGATCTGGATGTTGTTGTTGCCCGGAAGGAGGTCGAGCCCGTCGGGGTACGCCGCAGGGTTGGGGACGACCCAGTTGGTGTCCTCAAAGGCGATGAGGTCGGGGTCATTGGTGAAGGCACCTCCCCGGATGGAGACCTCCATGTCCACGGTGTCGCTGTCAGTCGTGCCTGAGAAGAACCGGCTCTCGAGGGTGGTCGAGAACGCCAGGTTCGTCCGAAGCTGGCCGTCAGGGCCGAGGACTTTGGGGGTGGACGCCATGGATCACCGAAGGAAACGGGCGGATTCCGCAGGCGTGAGCCCTGTGGTGTCCAAACCGAGCGAGAGGTTGTTCGACCCCGCAAGTGCGACTGCACCAGGGACCGAGAAAACGATGGAGAGCTTCACAGGTTGGCCCGTGTTGTTCGACACCACGACATCCACCAGGAACACCGTTGGGTCAGAGACGTGAGGGCTCACCTCTACCGCCAGGATGGTCGCGAGCCGCTCCTTGAACGACACCTCCTGGGACCTCACCTGCCCTGTCTGAAGGGTCTGCATCCGTTGGAGGGCCGTGACTACGTCCTCCCGAATGAGCGTCGCCGTCGCCCCGACCGCCTTGGCTCCGATGCGGTCTGTGAGCTTCGAGCCGTAGGCCGGGTGGAACGGGTTGGAGCCCCGCTTGGTGAGCAGGATCTTGAGGGCTGCCTGGTACAGGAGGTTCTCGTCCTTGATGAGGATGACATCGCCCTGTGGGTCGAACCGCCAGTCGTTCTCGATGAACGTCCCTCCACACCGGGGACACCGTTCCGGTGGGGAGGTGTAGGTGACCTTGAACGTGGGGTTGAGGCGGACGGTGTCCACGAACTTCGGGTACCGAGCGTAGGTGACCACCATGCCGTTGCGGTTCACCATCGGGAGGATGTCCTCCCGCTTCTCGAGCGTCCAGCCAGGGTAGATCTGTGCCCCGCGAGCCGACCGCTGGTTGAGGAACCCCAGGGCCTCCGTCGCCCGGCCAGAGACCTTGATGCGGGACTCCTGGCCGATCTTCGCCACGTCGAGGAAGACCAGGTGGCCTCCGTCGTTGTCGACCACGATGTCGGAGAACGTCGAGCGGAAGATGCGGACGAGTTCGTCGGTCTTCACCCGTTGACCGATGGGGAGGCGAACCGTCTTGGTCTCCGTGGAACTCGTGACCGTGATGACGTTGTTGTCCACCGTTCGGCCACCCTCGGAGACACAGCCCTCGATGGTGTACGGGCCAGAAGCCGCACTGGTGAGAATCGCCTGGGAGTACAGGCCCGATGGGGGGATGTAGTACTGGTTGTTGGCGATGACGCGGAGCAGGGTGGTGTTCCCCACAGGAGCTCGCGGCACCAACGACCGGCGGTCATCCCCCAAAGCAACCGGCTCCTCTATGACGAGGTGCGGGCAGGGATGTCCGATTTGGACATCAGTGCTCACCGAGAAACCCTCCGGATCATCTTGGTCGCTTGGTCGAGGTCACGGCTGGTCTCGCGGCGGAGGGTGTTCACCACCTTCGCCACGTCGGAATGGGTGTCCGCCAAAGAAGGGCCGCTGTGGCGAGCATCGAGGGTGTCCACGACATCTTGAAGGATGTCGTTGGCGGCATCGATCTGGTCCGCAGCCCATTTGAGCTCGTCCGCGTCTGAGCCCGTGATGGCGAGGGCAGCCTTGAGGGGCTCACGGAGGGAAGGCTCCTGGGCGGCCAGGCGGCGGACTCGATCT